ACAACAGGTGCGTTGATTCGGCAAGAGTACGATATTGTAATTGTTGGGTGGAGTGCTATTCCTAGATTCAATGTTAATGTTGGACTAGAATTATACTCGACGGAAACTATGTTGACCGCATCGTCACCAGCAGTTCATCTAAACAATAGTACAGTTTATGATTCAAAAGAACTTGGCAAGCTGGGAGATCAACTGCGACGCATGCACAACGATCATTGGGATTTTCTCGATCTAATAAAATATGTAAATACACTAATAGAAATGCAACAGCATACTCGCAATGGTAAAATATTTTTTGTAAACACGCTGGGCCCTTGGCCCGACAACTATTTTAATAAAAAAAATATTTTGCTTCCTAGCGATCTATCTGAGTTTGAACAAAATTTACTAAGTGTTGACACTAGAGATGATGCAGAAATATTTAAACTTTATGATATGATACATGCACAATATCAAAAGTACGGCGGAATACAGGAATCACATTGGCTTAATTTGTATAATTCAGTACATAAATTACAAATTGACACTGTGTCGTCTGATGATAAACATCCTGGTTTGCTCACACAAGATGTATTATTTGAATTCATGGAATCAAAATTTAAAGAAACCCTAGGCAAACAATGATAGCAACCATAATCATACACGACGAAGTCAACATCAAGATCGAAGGTCTTGAGCTAGACACACGGCGTAAGCTGGTAAACAAATTTAAATATCTAAATCCTGCTGCACGTTATCTACCTGCTGTAAGACTAGGCCGTTGGGATGGAAAGGTAGCTTACTTTCAATTAGGCGGTAGCACTTATGTAAACTTACTGCCGGAAATTGTACCCGTCTTAGAAGACGACGGGTACGATATAGAACTAGATGATCGTAGAACCTACAGTACAAAATTTGAGTTTGCTGCAATGTCAGAAGATACATTTAGTGATCGTTTATGGCCGCTGGGGCATGAACGAGAAGGACAACCTGTTGTGTTGCGAGACTATCAGGTGGAAATTATCAATGAGTTTCTGCAGAATCCGCAAAGCCTGCAGGAGATTGCAACCGGTGCTGGCAAGACCTTGATCACAGCCGCGTTGAGCTGGCAAGCAGAAAATTACGGACGCAGCATTGTTATTGTACCCAACAAGAGTTTGGTAACACAAACAGAAACAGACTACCGCAACTTGGGTTTGGATGTGGGAGTTTACTTTGGTGATCGCAAAGAATGGGGACGCCAACACACAATTTGTACTTGGCAGTCACTTAACAACTTGTTAAAGAATACCAAATCCGGCGAAGCTGAAGTTACTATACAGGATTTTTTAGAAGATGTAGTGTGTGTTATTGTTGACGAAGTACACATGGCCAAGGCTGATGCATTAAAGACCCTGTTGACAGGCGTAATGGCACATATTCCCATTAGATGGGGATTAACTGGTACTGTGCCCAAAGAGGATTTTGAATTTCAATCCTTACATGTCAGTCTTGGTCCAGTGGTGGGACGTCTACGTGCCAGCGAATTGCAATCGCAGGGTGTGCTGGCACAGTGCCATGTGAACATTGTGCAGTTGGTTGATCATGTGGAGTACCGGGACTATCAGAGTGAGCTTAAATATCTAGTTACAACACCCGAACGCATTGATGCCATTGCTCGATTAATAGACAAAATTAAAGATTCTGGCAACACTCTTATCTTGGTCGATCGAATTGAAACAGGTAAGATTTTACAAACACAAATGAGCAGTTTGTTTAGCTTACTGAGTGATCAACCCGACGTAGTGTTTGTATCGGGTGCAACCAAAGCAACCGACAGAAAAGATGAATACGACGAAATTGCCACCAGCACCAACAAGATTATCATTGCCACTTACGGTGTGGCAGCAGTGGGTATCAACATTCCTAGGATATTTAATTTGGTCATGATCGAATCTGGCAAGAGCTTTACTAGAGTAATACAAAGTATTGGACGCGGTATTAGAAAAGCCGAAGACTAAGACCATGTGGAAATTTGGGACATAACTTCAACTTGCAAGTTTGCTAAACGTCACTTGACCAAACGCAAGGCCTTTTACAAAGATGCCAATTATCCGTTTACGGCAGAAAAACTTGACTGGCAAAAGTAATGGGACAATTTGTCCTATGATCTGAATACGAGATTAAAATGGAAACTGTCATTGTTACCTATTTGCATGATATGCATCGTGCTGTAAGAGCTGTTGATTCTATCGTGCAATTTAAAATTGGTAACGGACCAAATACAATTTATATTGTTGTTAATGATTGTCTCGAAGTATTTGAACAAGCACAAAAGTTGTTTCAGCACTGTTCGGAAGTTCGTGTACATCATTCTAGTGATATCAGTAGTTATATGTCTGCTCGCAGCGGCTGGTGGAGTCAACAATGGTTAAAGTTGGCAGCACATCAACTGATTAAAGATGAATGGTATATACCATTTGACAGTGATATGTTTATAAACCGTCATGTAAAAAATCATGAGATGTTTGTTAATAACAAAGCACTTTGTGAGCTACGTGATGTCAGCATATATCAAAGCAATAAAAAATTTGCAGAATATATCAAGAATGCCTACGATATATGGGGTATTGATAATACATCCAAGATTTTAAGAGAAAGTCCGCCCAATATCCTACATCGCAAAACTGTAGACCGTATGTTAACGGAATTATCTCCGCATACTTTTGGTAACAGCGGAACGCTCAGCTTAGAATTTTTTGTTTATTGGGCCTATATAGTAAAACAAAATCTTGAACACATGTATCAGCATCAAGACAATTGGTTTTGGTTTGGCGATGTATTTCATATGGATAATAGTTGACTTTTATAGATCACTTACTGTATAATAAACATATGAAAATCCTAACACTTGATAACCTGGCCTACGATTTAGATACACTTCCGGAAGAAGTGGATGACATGCGATTTGCGATTCTGGACAACAGCGATCCTCACAATCCCGACTATCACTATATTCCTCTTATCTTTTTGGAAAGTTTTAATGCACCAGCCTTGGTATTGCAAATTGGTGAACACACTGTCAAAATGCCCATGGACTGGCGAATCCTCATTGGCGAACCCGACGGTGGCGACCTAGAAGTGTTGCCGCTGACCAGCATCAATGATCGTGGGTTCAAAGCATTCCAATTCAATCCCTTGACCAGTTTCCGTCCCAGTTTCCCTGGCATTGAAATTGTAGATGTTTATCACGACGTGGCTTGGTATGCACCCAAACTCAAAAACGGTCAGATGCTGAGTGTTCCATTAGATGATAGCCACAAACCCGACTGTGTATACTTTGTCAAGGACATCAGCAGGAACTGCGAAATTTTAGATTACAACAAGGCCTGGTAAAATGACACAATATTCTGCTAAATCAACTACACCGGTTGCTAAAATTCGAGCTACCGAAACTGACAACGAAAAAAAGATCGACAAGCGTATCAGAAAATTAATAGACCAAGTGGAAGAACAACAAAAAGTCATTGACCGCATGCATCGAGATATTGTACGCTTGCGTGTAGCCATCAATGAAGTTTCGGCAAGGATCAAATGAGCAACGAAGAAAGCAAACTAGCACACGGGCGTCGTATTCAACAAAAAAATCGACACATTGCACGACAAGTGCGAATTCGGCAGGCACACAAGTTTCCTGGCATTAATACTGGCAAGATGGATAGCCCGCATCGTTATCACAAGACATCGGGTGTAACCTGCGGCGATAGTCACTGTGCCATGTGCGGTAATCCACGCAAGTTTTTTAAAGAACCTACCATGCAGGAAAAGCGTTTTGCGCAAGATGTCGACACCGCACGTGATCGCCGCAGCAACGGAGTTGCTACCGATGAGTGAAGAAAGAACCCCCCAGTTTGCTAAAAAATTAGACTTTTTAAATAATCATTTTCTTTATTTGTGTAAAGATCGACGAGTATTAGAAGTTGGATGTTTTTGTGGAGAAATTTCAGAAGAAATTCAAAAGCACAATCCTCGAGAATTAATAATGTTGGAAGCAGCAGCAACATCGGCTGCAGTTGCACAACAAAGAGTACCAGAAGCCCGAGTCATTGTTGGAGACATGCACGAAGACTTGGATCAAGTCGGTACAGTTGATATGGTTTTGTTGTTGGGAGTCATATATCATAGTCATGCTCCGCTTCATATCTTAGAACATATGGTCAAGCATAATAATCCACAGATTGTTATTATCGACAATCCTGGTAACGCTTTCGAAGTACGCAACGAAGTGCCAAATCACCCTGGCATGAGATATGTTACTGATGACCGCCGAACTTGCCAATTGATTATGAATATTTCTGATGAAATCCTAATTTTGGCTATGAAAAATTTAGGGTACGAATTAATTGATCAAAAGAAATATCCTCTTGATAGCCTGATTTCCGATGCTCCAATTTTTTATTTTGAGAAAGTATGAGTGACAAGTTAAACATTGCCAATGAGATGAAGCAGTTGGATCTCAAAAATCGCCAATTTTATAATGATCTGACGCCCGAAGAACGCAAAAAGTTTTCTAACTTTCTTATGATTCGTTGGGGCAGCAGTGTTCAAGGTCCGTCGGAATTGCAGGAATATTATGTGCAAAGTTGTAATCATTACTTCAACAAACATTTCTTTTCTATAAACAAGCATCCTGAACTGCAGTGGCTTTGTGCTACTGCTGTCAGTCCCGGCATGGGCGTACATAGACATCAGTGGATTGCACCCAAGAAGAAAGAAGGCAGCAACAGCGCCGTTAGAAAAAAATTAGCAGAATTTTATCCCAACATGAAGGATGACGAACTAGATCTCCTGTCCAAGATAACAACCAAACAAGAGTTAGATGATTATGTTAAAGCACACGGTACCGAAGTAAAGAAATAATTATGAATGCTGTTGTATTCGCAAACGAGAAAAAAATTCACGCAATGAAATTTGAATGCCAATATTGTAATAAATCTTTTGTGAAAGAAACTACCCTAATGGTGCATGTCTGCGAAAAAAAGAAACGCTATCAAAGCCAAACCGAAACTGGTATACAGATAGGACTACGTGCTTATCAAAAGTTCTATGCAATGAATTCAGTCACGGGTCGTGAAAAATCTTTCGATGACTTTGCAGCCAGTCCTTATTACCGTGCGTTTGCACGTTTTGGACAATACTGTGTCAGCATACGTGCTATCAACATTCTTCGATTTGTAGAATGGTTATTAAAAAACAACAAGAAGATCGACTACTGGTGCAAAGACAGTGTCTACGGCGAGTACTTGTCGGAACATCTTCGCGTTGAAAATCCCATGGACGCTGTTCAGCGAGCCATCGAAACTAGTATTGATTGGAGCGAACGCACAGGGAATCCCCCACACGATTATGTGAGATTTGGCAATGACAATGCATTGTGTTATGCTGTTACTACAGGGAGAATTTCTGCCTGGGTGCTGTACAATTCCAATTCAGGCATTGAGTTTTTGAGCAGACTAAACAGCGAGCAGCTTGCCACAGTTTGGCCGTATGTTGATACAGACTTTTGGCAAAAACGATTTCGAGATTACCCAGATGATGTTGATTATATTAAATCTGTTCTTATTAAGGCAGGATGGTAATGATTTCCATTAACTCAACCGGTCTGGTCACTGAGTGGATACAAAACTATAAAATTTGGAGAGATTCACAAAAATTTTATAACAACCGAGAACATCTAGAAATTGCGCACAGTGACATAGGTGTTTCCTGTTATCATTACACCAACGTGGACCAAATTAACAGTGATCCGTCCTCTGTAATTGTTATCGACTGTCTGACTGAAGGAATACATTCGTCGATATATTTTAAAAAATACAATCGTAATAAACATTATTTAATTTTTTCCAATGGCTGGTGGGATACTGATTTATTTGAGTTACCAATTTCCTATGACTTAGTACATTATCATTTCTTCTTGTTTGAAATGGCTGATACTTATTTGTCACCCAGTCGTGTTTTTTTTTTTTTTTAAAAACAATAAAATATTTTATAAAAAAAAAAAAGTTTTTTTATTTAA